GGTGATGGAACACTGGCTACTCCGTTCACGGATAGTTAAGATTAATTAAACAAGATAGGGCCACCCATCTATTTGGGTGGGTGGTCACTTCTTCTGCTATGGGTAGGGCGAGAGCCCTTGTTCCCATAAGGAGAGTTAGATGGCTGATGCAGTAACCTCGCAAACCTTGCAAGATGGCGACAAATCTGTCGTGATGAAGTTTACCAACATATCTGATGGCAGTGGAGAAGCTGCTGTTAAGAAGGTAGACGTATCCGCACTACAATCGCAGTCAGGCACAGATGCTACATGTACTGGGGTGTCGATCCAGCAGGTTTACTATGAACTCAACGGCATGACCGTAGATCTTATTTGGGATGCTAGTACCGATGTTGTGTGTTGGACGCTTAGTGGATATGGGTTTTTTGACTTTAGGTCTTGTGGACCTCTCACGAATAACTCAGGTGGCGGAAAGACGGGAGACCTTATGTTTACGACTACAGGACACGCCAGTGGAGATAGGTACTCTATTCTGCTGAAGATGGGTAAGAGCTACGAATAATGCCTTTCAAGAGCGACAAGCAGAGAAGGTATCTTTATGCTAATAAGCCTGGAGTTGCCCGCAAATTTAGCGATCACTCTATGGCTTCTGGTGGCATGATCAAGAAAGCTGTTACTAATGCATTTGGTAAGCAGGGATCCTTACAAGATTATGCTAGAATGAGAAGTGGTGGCATAATAAAACAAGGGTCCAAAACACCAGGGAAGGTGGTAAAATTTGAACAGCAATGTTTAAAAAAATTTAAGGATAGTTAATTATGCCTGCAAAAAAACCTTTGACTAAGAGACAGAAAGACGCTCTTAAAAAACATTCTAAACATCATACTAAAAAGCATATGGCTGAAATGCGTAGACGAATGAGAGGTGGGTCTACATTTACAGTAGCTCATAAAGCGGCTATGAAAAAGGTAGGTAGATAGTGGCAACGTCTGGAACTGCAACATTTAATTTAGATATATCTGAAGTTGTTGAAGAAGCATTTGAACGATGCGGTATTCAATCAAAAACTGGATATGATATTGCAACGGCACGACGATCTTTAAATCTTTTAAGTCTCGAGTGGGCTAATCGTGGACTAAATTTTTGGTGTGTAGAAGAAGGTACTGCTAGTACAGTTGCTAGTACCTCTACTGTTACTCTTCCAGCAGATACGATAGACCTTATTGAGCATTGGATTCGTGATGGATCTGGTACATCGCAAAACGATCTACCCCTATCACGGTTTAGTGTTTCTCAGTATGCAACAATTCCTAATAAGAAGACAGAAGGCCGTCCAGTAAATATCTACATTGATAAACAACAGGCTGCACCAGTAGCATATCTGTGGCCTACTCCTGATAAAGTGTACACATTCGCCTATCAACGTATCAGGCGCATACAAGACACTGGGTCAGTAGGATCAACTAACCCTGATGTACCTGCACGATTCCTTCCTGCATTGGTATCAGGGCTTGCATTTCGTATTTCTCAGAAATATCCCGAGGCATTTGTACGTTCTCCTGAACTAAAGGCTGAGTATGAGTTTCAGTGGGACTTAGCGCAACAAGAAGATCGTGATCGTGCTTCGGTGCATTTTGTACCAGGGGGCTATTAATGGGCAGTTTCGCTAATGGTAAATATGCTTTTGGTTTCTGTGATCGCACCGGTTTTAGATACAAGTTGAAGGACTTGGTTCCTCAAGTGAGAGCAGGTCGAATGACCGGCCTTATGGTTGGACGCGACATGCTTGACGAGGACCAGCCTCAAAATTTCTTAGGTAGATTAGGCGACTACGCAGACCCACAAGCTATTAGAGATCCCAGGCCAGATATAGCACAGGATACTAGTAGGGAAATGTTTGCATTTGATCCAGTAGGTAATGGTAATGGTGGTGGTGCAGGAAATATTCTAGCACATGGAAAGGTAGGAAGCGTGAAGGTGACCACATGAACTATACTGAATTAACAGCAGCTATTAAGGATTACACAAATAACACTGGGACTGAGTTTACGGCAGCAATACCTACGTTTATTAAACAGACAGAGCAAAGAATATACCGTTCTGTGAATTTACCTGTTAATAGAAAGAATGTTGCAGGTACAATGACAGATGGAAATGCCTACCTGGAAATGCCTACAGACTTTTTGTTTCCTTTGTCGCTATCTATAACAAGTTCTAGTAACCAGATATTTTTACTGAATAAAGATGCAAACTTTATCAGATCAACTTATCCGAATGCCAGCACGGAAGGTACTCCGAAGTATTATGGTGTTTTTGACTCAACTACATTTATTGTCGGGCCTACGCCTGATGCAAATTATGTGACTGAATTGCATTATTACTACATGCCTAATTCGATTGTAACAGATAGTACATCATGGCTAGGAACTAATGCTGATACTGTGTTGCTATATGGATCTCTTTTTGAGGCTTATACTTACATGAAAGGTGAGCCAGATATGATGCAACTGTATCAACAAAGATACCAAGAAGCATTGGAACTACTTAAGGTACAGGCTGAGGGCAGAATGACCGGAGATGAATATAGAGATGGTATGATAAGGGTGGGCGCAGCATAATGTTTGATATTGAATCAGGAGTAGGAAACGTAACAGTTACCACAAGCAGTGATGGTAACCTTGGCCCAAGCCACTGGGCGGAAAGGGCTTCAAATATGATTATTTCTGTAGGAAAGGATGCTCACCCTACTATTGCTGAACAAGCAAAAGAGTTTAAAGCTTATATTCATAAGGCAGTGCAGTATTTTATATGGGAAGCGATAAAAGAAGATCGCTCTAAGGTTATTAGCCTGTTGAGGTCAGCAGGTCACAATGACTTGGCTAACTCAGTGGAGAAATTATAATGGCATTTTCAGGAAATTTTATGTGTACTTCTTTCAAAAAAGAATTAATGGAAGCTGTTCACAACTTTAAAAATTCAGGTGGCAATACCTTTAGGATGGCTTTGTATACAGATTCATCGTCATTTACTGCTGCCACTACAGCGTATACCAGTTCTAATGAGATTACTAATGATGCAGGATCTGCTTATACTGCAAAAGGAAATTCATTAACTCGTGTAGATCCTACAACAAGTAGCACGACTGCCTTTACCGACTTTGCAGATACTTCATGGTCTACTGCTACGTTTTCGGCTATGGGTGCAATGATTTACAATGATAGTGCGAGTGGTGATCCGTCTGTCGTAATCTTAGATTTTGGTGCATTGAAAACAGCCACTGCTGGTACGTTCACGGTTGCTTTTCCTGCGGCAGATGCGAGTAATGCGATAATTCGTATAGCCTAGTATGGCTAATGTAACAGGTTGGGGCCGATCTACATGGGGTTCTGGCACATGGGGTGAAGCTATACCTGTTGAAGTAACGGGTATAGCAGGTACAGGTGCAGTAGGTTCTGTAACAGTTACAGGTGATTCAAATGTTACAGCTACAGGACTGGCTGGAACAAGTGCAGTAGGATCAGTATCAGTAACCGCAGATTCAAATGTTACTTCCACGGGAGTAGCAGCAACGGGCGGAGTAGGAAGCGTTACAGTAACAGGAACAGCAAATGTTGATGTTACTGGGTTAGCTGGAACAAGTGCAGTAGGATCGGTTAGTGTTGCGGGAGATGCAAATCTTTCGGTAACAGGTTTGGCTGGAACGAGTGCAGTAGGCTCGGTGTCAGTAACTGTAGATGTATCAATTACAGCTACTGGTCTAGCTGCAACAGGCGGATTAGGGTCAGTAACAGTAGTAGGTGATGGAAATGTTGATGTTACTGGATTAGCTGGAACGAGTGCAGTAGGAAGTACAACGGTAACCGGTACAGCTATAGTAGATGTAACTGGATTAGTGGGTACAACAGGAATACAAGGTGTAAATGTATGGGGATTAATAGATGATTCACAAACACCAGGTTGGTCAGCAGTTAGCGATTCACAGACACCAGGATGGTCTGATATTAGCGACTCACAGACACCAGGATGGTCTGATGTCAGTGATTCGCAAACACCAAGCTGGTCTGGAGTTAGTGACTCTCAGACTCCAGACTGGGAAGAAGTTCCAACATAAGAATAGGAATTAAGCATGGGAACATATGTAAATAATCTGAGACTTTTAGAAATCACTACGGGTGATGAGTCAGGTACCTGGGGAACCAAGACCAACACAAACTTAGAGCTAATAGCTGATGCGTTTGGTTCTGGGACAGAGGCCATTACTACTAACGCTGATACTCATACTACGACCATAGCAGATGGTGCAGCAGACGAAGGTCGTGCGATCTTCCTTAAGTACACAGGTACTTTAGACTCTGCTTGTACGATTACGATTGCACCCAATACTGTGAATAAGGTTTGGTTGATTGAGAATGCTACCAGTGGCTCACAGAATATTATTATTAGCCAGGGTTCTGGTGCTAACATCACCATAGGTAATGGTAAGATAGCAGCAGTGCTTACAGATGGTGCTGGAGGTGGAGCAGCAGTGCTAGATGCATTTGCTGACTTAGAGCTAAGTAGCACACTCACTGTAGCTGGTAATGTAGACTTTAACGGTGCCTTAGATGTAGACGGCACTACCAACCTAGACGCAGTAGACATTGATGGCGCAGTACAGATCGACTCAACAGTTACAGTTGGCGTTGATGATAC